CTTGATATAGCTCATCATGACACCCATGCCCTTGACATAATAATCATCTATGCAGCGTTTCAGCTCTGTATCGCCTATTGATATGTCCCATACCCAAGCCATGAGATCGGAGAAGATACTTCCAAGCTTGGTATCGGATGTGTCCCTGCCTGTGGATTGGAACTTGGGTGAGTTGGATGTGAGCATTGCCTTAGCCTGCTCTACGGAAGGATGGATCACATTGACGACCAAAGGCTCCTGTGCACGTGCTCTAAGGGCATTGACCTGCTCCTTCTTCCACTGCTTTCCAGAACGGAACTCAACATCCTCGACAGCCTGTCTTGCCCAGTTCTTACGGGCAGAGCTGTAGTCATTGAAGATATCGTGAGTTAGTTTTGTCTCAGGATGTAACTCTGGCATGTGATACTAAACGCTATTTCGAAATTAGAGATAAATCAAGCTGACATCCAGTCGAATTGTTTAAAAATGATATTTCTATTCTGTTTTTGTTCATTCTCACTTGAATTCTTGTGATAAGGCGGGTATATCTTCTTCATGGCGTAATACATGCCGTCAAGAAGGTCATCGTGCTTGGCACGTGGGTACAATAGCATCTCGTCCTTCAACTCTGTCATGGTATCCTGCATATAGACCTTCTTCTGTGCGAAATAAGGCTCAAGTGTCTCAAGCCGTGCCGATTTACTGTTCCTAGGGTTCTCACGTATCTCCAATCCTGATATGAAGAGCTTCTCTTTGTCGCACTTGTCCTTGACGTACTCACGAAGCATCTCCTGATAGCCTACAGACTCTATTCGTACCTTTGAGGGTCTGTATATCTTGAAATACTCTATTATGTGGTCTGCTAAGTTCATAGGGGTGGCACGTTTGCGATAATAGGGAAGGATATACCTATTATTCTCGCTATCGACAGCAATAGCAACTATTGTGGAGAAATCTGCCGTACTTCTGGTAGAAGATGCGGGATCCACCCCCATGAACACATTTACAGGGATCTTATCCTCAACTGCCTTTCCGTTCAGTTCCTCTATCTCCAAGAATGCCTCATGGTCCTCATTATGAGTGACCTTTCCTTTATAATACTGAAAGTATTCCTCTTTGAAGAGCTGGTCCTCGTCACCTATTATCTGACAAAGGTACTCACGGTAGAATACAGATACCCGATTGATGGACTCAAGCTCTTCCTTCTTCTTCAATAGCCTCTTTATGGGATGCCATTCCTCCCATAATGAGATATTCTTCTTAAGGCTGGGAGCAAAATGCATATTGTTCCAGCCTTTCATCTCCTTCAGCGTCTCTACCAAGCATCTCTGATGCTGAGGAGTACCGATGATGACTATCCTGCCCTTCATCGGGTCCAGTGACGGCACAGCCGACTGCAATAGCCACCTCAGGTTCACTTCCATCGCTTCAGCGGTCTTGGTATTGTTCTCATCCTCCGGATCATCCACTATGATCATGGTCGGACGCTGATTCCCTTTCTTAATTCCCCTTATCTGCTGTCCTGTGCCCTTGCATATTATCATAGAGCCGTCCTTCAGCTCTATCTCCGATTTAGCCCACTGTCTTGCGGAGTGCTGCCCCCAGTATCCGAAGATGGACCTGAAATTCATGGAATAATCAAGAGTATCCTTGATGGTTCCCAGTAGTTTTATCGCATGGTCCTGTGTCCTTGATACAAGAACAATGAGTTTCTGCCCCTCATGGAACATTAGATGGTAAAGAGGAAACACACCGCCTATAATAGATGACTTGGCATGTCCACGAGGGGCTATGATATTTATTTGTTTCTGAGAGTCGTCCATTAGAGAATCCGATATCTCATAATGGAACTTGGGACTCGGGGCAGAGAACATATTAGGCATGGTCACCTTCCCGAACAGGACCAGATTACTTTTGAGCCGCTTCCTTACCTTATTCTGCTGGCTCATCTTCCTCTACTTTACGTGATAATTTAAGCGACCTTTCCTCATTCGCTATGAGATCACCTATATTGCTGGCTACATCAAGCTGCATCATGTCAGTTGTTATCTTCTTACTGGGCTTCATCTCCAGAAGGTCCATGAAAGCATCGGATATCTTTATCATATTAGTGACATCCTGCTTGTTCCTAGCTATATCAAGACCCTCAAGCATGGTATCCAGTACCGAAGAACTGTTGATACCCTTATCAGAGAGTACCTCTTTCAATTTCTTCTCTATCATATCCTTTATCACCTTTTGTTTGAGTACCCTGCGTACTGTGGCTGCTGGATGCTTCTGATCTGGGCGGTAGATCATCCCTAATTTATCATAATCCACCTGCTTGGTAGAAGTTAACTGTCCTACGTAGGCGGTCACAAGGTTCTTAGTGCGTGTCATCTTTGCCTCACGCTCCTGCCAGTTTCCCTTTGGGTTAGCCTGAGTGTACACGCCATAAGCCCGATTCTCAAGATATTGTATCTTATTGGTATTTCCCGCCCAGTTAGCACCGTATGAAAGCCTTACAAAGGTCTTTACACGTCCATGCTTATCAGTATAATCCTTCCTTCCTATACACTTTCCAACATATCCGTCATCTGATATGGCATACTCGCCTATCTTCGCCTGCTTCCAGTGAGTATAGGCAATATCCATCTTATCAGCCTCATCAGCCGTATAGATGGTGAATACCACATCCCTATTCTTTATCCTTCTTTTCAATGTATCCATATCGTGACACCAGTAATTTACCTAAGTAATTTACCTAAGTAATTAACCTAAGTAATTAACCTAAGTAATTTACTGGTATATATACTTACTCTAGTATATATACCCGAGTATATTACTTAGTGTTAATCCTTACTCTCAATAACTTCAGGCATGTTCAAATGCTGTTCTATTATCCTATTAACAACCTCAAGCTCTGCGTCCAGTACATCCATCTCCTTATCTAACTTACGCATATCATGCACAAATTCCTCCTCGTCCATGATACGCTGCTCCCACCTGCCAGTGATAGCGTTGAATACATCGTATATTGCCTTTTTACCCACAGGCAAATATACGAGAGTAATATTTAAAAAAATATATGCAGAGTGTGTGTGTGAGGGATGAGTTAGACCCACCCCCCGCAAGTTACGGGTTGGGGTTAGTTATTAGGTTGAGTTGAATGCGGGGGTTGGTTGAAAGGTGTGAGCGTAGCTCACCCGTATCTACCATGCCCACCCAAGCTCACAGCTGGCATGCCCCTGCCTGTATGTGACCTGCTCTGTGCTGTCCCAATACTTGCAGTACATCCACCTCAGTGTCCACACTATCTATGGTGGTTCATGTACTTGCAAGTATTAGGAGTAACACGTTACCGCACTCGCATGTCCCTTACCGCCAGCCCCCCTGCACAGGTGAGCATGCCCAACATCATACTACACTAATCCTCACTTACGGGGGAGAGTTAACTCATCATCAATTACCCTTATTTGTAGTAGCCACTTGGCTACTTACTGCAGGCTTGAACCACGAGTAACTATAGGTTACTGTAGGATTCAAGTCTGCTGTTTTTTTAATTAAAGGAGTTACCCTTACTTGTGTTATAGTTAACTAAACAAAGGAGGATCTATGAACAGATTCAAGAGTATACTTGCTAACACAGGCTATTTCACCATAGGTATCGGTGTGATAGCTGGAGAGCTTGCCATTTCAGGCTATGATCGTGTAGCCAAAGCCTGCGACCGCTGTGTTGACAAGGGCAAGGATGCAGTGCATCCAGTACGGGATAGCAGTAGAGTATCTGTTAGAGCAGATATGCTTTAGGGGATCAAAGGGACAGGCTTACGCTTGTCCCTTACCCTTTTTGTTGAAACAATAAAGGAGAGACCATGAACTCAGACCCAGACCAACACGAAAGGCTCGTCTACGAAGACGAGAAGGCTCAGAACGAGCCTTACGTCCCCATCAGGAGATGGGAACGCTTCAAAGACCGATACGCCCGCTACTGGGAACGCCTACTGGACAGACTGCTGAACCGCTCACCATTCTAAGAAAAGAGGGCTGGCTAACACCAGCCCTTACCCTTCTCTGTGTATTCTTTAACTAACCAAAGGAGATAATAATGCTGGATACATTATTAGTCATAGGTTATTTCATTATTGGCTTTCTGCTCTATTATGTCGTGACATATCGCAGGAAGATAAGCTCACTCACAAGTGAGCTTTCGATACTTAAGTGTGATCATCGCAATGCGATAAGATACACTAAAGAGCGATATGGTCTTGACATAAGTAAGCGAATATGACAAATAAGGGTAAGCCACGGCTTGCCCTTATTTCCCCTTTAGGGGACATTAACTAGCCGGACGGCTCAAAAAACCCTTTTTTGTGTATTTTTTAACTAACAAATGGAGTACTATTATGAAACAGGTAATGATAGCACTATTCTCATTCATGGGAATAACAGACATACGCTATTCTGGTAAGAAAAGAATGTTCTATGTTACTAAAATGAGTCACCAAAAGATAATGATTGAGCTTGGTAACGATGGTGTGATAGAACGTATAGACATTCCCTTAACTGTTGGTACATTCTATGGAATCGCAAAGCGTATCGGGATACAAAGCCCAACAGCATTCGCTTTGGCTAATGGAACTAATCTGGTGAAAGGGTAGGCTTAGGCTTACCCTTCTTTGTGATAAGTATAGGTG